ATGTTTAAAGTTAAAGCATTGTTTACCATCGTATAAGCCCTATCTGAACTATTAGGAAAAGTATTCACTTGTTTTACTTGTGTTTCAACTTGTCCTCCATTTGTTACCTCTCCCTTTGTTCTGTGTAGCCACATATAAAGGTTTTCAAATTGGTCATTTAAACCTCCTCCAATATTAAAGAAATCATTACTAAAAGTTATATTGTATTGTTGTTCAATAGCTTTTATAATCATAGGTAACTTAACTGCAAGCTTTAAATTATCCCATCTTACACCACGTTTTACTGAACTTGAACTGTTGTAGTATATGTTTCCTGAATTAGCTGTGTTCTCTCCCGAATCAAAATATAGTCTTTGTGTATGCGTTAACAAAGGAGCTTGCAAAGGCGAATCATATTGGATACCGTCAATAGTTCTGTCTTTTGCATTTCTCGCAAAGTCATAAACCGTTGCAGCATTGTATATAATTGGACTCCCATTGTCATAAGTATTAAAATTACTTAGCCAAGTTAAATCGGTCAAAACATCATCTCCTATAATATTCTTTAAAGACACAGTATTTCCAAAGAATGTAATCTTGTATGTATGTGCTTTATTGTCTTTTAAATCAACTCCTTCTAGCTTTATATATCCATCCTTAAAAGGTAGGTTGTTTAATTCTATTTTTGCTTGTACCCTTATTCTAGCATCGTAACCGTTTTCAATGTCGCTATTATAAAAATGCTTAAATATTTTATTTGTTTTTTTTGAAGCAGGTAAACTAAAGGTCTTTGAAAATTCTGTAAAAACCTTTGATACATCGTTTACGTTTTTGATAGAATCTGTAATTGTTACACTTTCATCTTTAAACATTTCAACTCTTTGCCCCTCAATATATAACTGTATGTTTTGCATCTATCTAATATTGTTTATAGTGTCGAATGAATTATCGAAGTCAAAAGTATACTCCACTAACTTGTCGTTTAAAGAAGTCTTATAAGTGATGTTACTTGTCTTAATATTTAAAGGCAAAACTTGCTCTACACCATTTATATAGTTTGTAATCCAAACCTTTTCAGATAATAACATTTGCTTAAACACCTCGTTATATTCTTCGCTTAAAAAACCACTACTTAAAGTGATTGATTCTTTACCAACTACATTAAAATCTCTATTAACGTGATTGTTTATGCTGTAAGTATTACCGCTTGTTATAATATTTGATTTGTAATTTTCTTTTTTAACAGTCATTTTTTCAACTGACTTTTTAAAGAAGTACATATTTTGTAACGCTCCAAATTTATTTATAAAGGTTATTTTCTTTGGCTCATATTTACACTCGTCAATCATTTTAACAGTTATAAAAGAAGTTCCATTGTCATCTGTTATTTGTATTTTGTCAAAGTCATTTACTTTATAAACATCAAAGAAACTTTGTAGACAAGTGCTACCTTCAAAAGTTCCACCATTTGCCAAAACATAAGCTTCATATTGTGCAAGCGTTCCAACAGGGCTTCCTGTTGTATATTTTATTTGGTCATCCGACAAAGTGCTAGACGTATATATTTGAGTTGCTGTTACTACATTGTTTTTAGTGAATGTTAATGTAGGATTATTTAAAGTATTAACAGGCATTGTAAAACCGTATCCGTTCAAATGATAAATAATATTATTGCTAATCATAGCAGAGGTATTATCTACATTAAAATTAGGGTCTTCAAAGTAGGAGAAACTATCTAAAGATAAAACTCTTTCTGAATTTTGTAGGCTTGTAGCTACGTTGTAAGTATCTTTAACTAATAGCACCCAAATAGCATCTTGGTTAACTGATGAATAAGTACCATCAAAATTAACATCTATAAAATCTCTTATTAATTCTGCAACCTCAAAAGTGGCGAAAGTGTTTGGGCTAGTTATATTTTTTCTTATAGTGTAGTTTGGGTCAATTGCAGGTGTTGAATTTTTGTCTCCTGTGTAAATATATATTCTACAAGTTGCATAAGTAGCTGCCCCTAAAGAAGGAGAGTCTGTAAAATAAGGGCTTCTAGTATTTATTGCCATTTTATTAATTGTTTATTGTTGTTTCTAGTAATTGCTCTACGTCTAATTTAAACGCTTTAACTATGTCTTTATCTAAATTCTTAAAAGCTTTTTTAAATGGCTTAGTAAAAAATAAACTTGGTTTAATACCATTATTGAAAATACTTCTCGCAATCATAAACTGCAAAGACTTTCTACTTATAAATTTTCCTTTATCATCCTTTGGTGCTATTCCCTTTCTTACTATCCATTTATCCATTTTTGATGGTGGTGGCATTTTAGTTGTATAGCTATAAGGTGTATTATATTTCTTTTTTACACCACTTACACCCTTATCTTGAAACACTCCGTAATCCTCCATTAAGAAGGACAAGGAGAAACTATTTTCATAAACCTTTAAATCACTATCTAAACTATTATAAAGTTGCTTAGAACTGTTCTTTTTAGACCTTGTTAGATTTGCTCTTGACTGACTTATAACATATTTTGCAAAAGCGTTTAGTTCTTTTTGAACATTTTCTAACATATTGTTATTTCATTTGGAATAATTATATCCATACTTAAAGCCCAACCTGCCATTTCATTTTCAAACCTATCGTAAAAAGGTTCAAAGCTTGGTGTGCCATCTAGCATATATTTGTCTTGGTGTAAATTACCGCCTCTTAAAACTTGAACTAACTTATTAAGCACTACCAATTGAGTGTTTAAAATATCTTGTTCGTTGTCGTTACCTCTAAATATATTTGTTGTTTCTTCTTTTGAAACGTTTACAATATCCATTGATAAAACAGATAAACTAAAACGTAAAATATTATCTTCATTACCTACATTGTTAACTATAATATGCGACAAAGGAAATATGGTCTGCTTACTTAAATCTATTTTTGTAATATCTCCAGTTGTTACCGTCTTAACATCTACGTCAGAAAGTAGGTTGTTTTTAATTGTTTCTAGAACTGTATAAAATCCTTTCATTTAAAATTTGTTTTTTATATTACTACTTTCTAGTTCTGTTTTTTCTTTTAAAAACGTTAACATTGTAAAGCATTGATTTATATTTAATTTAGTGATATCTTCAAACTTTGTAATATCTCCGTCAGCGAGAGCATAAACTGATTGATACCAACCCCATTTCGCTCCAAAGTTAGCTGCTCTTGAATGGCTTCCATCTCCTGATGATTGTTGGAATAAAGAATCGTATGCTTCGATAATTCCATCCCTAAATTGTAGAAAAAAAAAAGGCTTCCAATAGCTGCACCCAAAGGCATATCCTTCAAGGTTTCCGATGTACTTATATTATAATCTACTATATTATATTTTCCAACTCTACTTTCTTTTATAGGTCTGTAAAGCACATTCATTGCAACGTGCATCTGTTCCCAATTACTAGCATTATTATCTAAATCAATATATTCTCCTAAACTCATATCGTTTAGGTCAGGAATAAACCCATATTCAGTACTACCAATAGTAAATTTTTCTTGGTGTTTTGGTGTTGATTCTAACAACTCTGATAGTATTTCAATGATAGCTGTAACGCTACTCATCTTTAACTTATAACTATCCGACAAAGGTATGCCACAAAATATTTCAATCATTTTAGCATTTAAAAAGTTGCCATCAGGATTGTTTTCTGCTATCTTCAAAAACTTTTGGTATTGACCTAAAGTGATTTCGTTTAATGTAGTTGGTACGTTAATTTCAATCTTCATATTTATATAATACTTTTTTTCTATTGTTTTATAAAAAAGTTCTTACAATTTTCATAAGCCTTTACTAATTTAAAAAATTGGTCGTGGTTTCTTGGCATTGCAATTCTAACTTCCTTGTCTGTTTTGTGATGAATATAGCATTCAATCGTGGCAATCATTTGTTCATTTTGCATTATCTTACATTGTATTTACCCTTGTTTGGGTTGTCTAAATTATATATTACATTATATCTTATTCCGTCAATAGCGTGATTCCAATCGTCTAAATATAGTTTACTACCTTTATCTAAATAAACATAGTTATTTAATTCCTTTGCTATATTACTACTGTTTGGCTCAACTACTATTTCAAAATCTTGCATCGTTAAAATACCACTTTCAATAGTTCCTTTTTTTACTGCCTTTATATTTATACCTTTAAATTTAAGGTCTGAAATTAAACGAGGTTCTGCACTATCTGCTATTATTAATTTATTGCCTACTCTACTACTTATTATATTAGCTAGTTCTGTTGTTCCTAATCCATTTCTGTATAAGTGTTCCTTTACATATATTTTGCGTTTGTTTTTGTCAATAGCTATTTCAGTCAAAGTATCAGGGTCAACGCTGAACCCAAAGTCCATTCCACAACTTGTCTGCAACCCATCAGGATTAAAAGCCCCAAAACTCCAATTTGTAAAAACAACTCCTTCTGCTTTATCTAACCAACCACCTAAAATTTTATGCTTATATTTATTTGGATTTGTAACTCTTATATTGTCAATGTTCTTTAGGAATGATTCAGGCAATCCTC